ACAAAATAAAAGAAATAGAGTTTCTGCTGGCTGCGGCTGAAGCCAATATGAGATTAGGGAATTTTGAAAACGTAAAACAATTATATGAAAAAGCATCTAAATTGATTTACGTTCTCAATAATTGTGAAAATTGTGGTTGTAAAATATAATCAATTAAATATAAGTGAATTATGGGATGCGGATGTGGAAGAAGCAACATTGCTTCTGTTAATAAAAGTCGGGCTATAAAGCCTCAGTCGAATACGACACCTAAAGCTGATTCTAATGCGGCTTGTATTCAGAAATATGATGAACTTGCTGTATTGGACAAGAAAATCATAGACCTTCATCGCAAGTTCAGGTTTGTAGGAGGTGTAAGTAAAAGGTATGCTGATATTCAAAAGCTGGTAAGAGGGTGGATTGTTAATTTGAAGAACGAGTGCCCGGATCCGGATGATCTTGCTACTTATTCTGAATACATAAATAAAGAATACGCCAGGTATTTTACCGTGAAATAATATGTCAGCTACCGGAAGTACACAGCAAATTCTTTTCCCTTCATCTTACTTATGTGAGTGTGCTGATCGTTTTATAGCATGTAAGGCTGATCAGTATCTACAATATCATAAGTATAAGGTAGGTATCAAGCCTGATATGGATACGGTTCTTAAAATAGATCGTATGAGAAGAATCGTATGTGAAGGGGAATGCGGGTTGTGCCCGGACGAGATTCAGAAATTTAAAGAAGAACTTAATAAGATCTTGTCATGAAAAAGATGTATTACAACAAGGAATACAGAAAAGCTTTCAAGAAATCTGACTGTCCGGAAGATCTTGGTTCTGAAGAAACGTTTATCGTTCATGAGGCTGAATTTTGTTCGGATATAAGCCAGGATGATGCAGATAGGAAAGCGGAAGAGTTTGCGGATAAAGAAGGTCCGTTGTATGCTAATAAAGTAGGTGGCTGTTGCGAGGTATATTATAACACAAGACAGGAAGGGGATTTCTTTAAAAATGATTGTCCTGATGGTCAAAAACAAGAACAACCCACACATCACATGGTAGAGGCCGGGCGTGTATGGTCTAAGTTCAGTACCGAAATAGCTAACTACGAAGCTGCGAAGATTCTTGAGCAAGAAGGGCAGGCTGCCGCTAACGAATCTGGAGTATGTAAAACCGTTTATTACAACGAAGATCAACATGGTTGGTTTAGTAAGCGTTGTAAGGAAGGATGGAGGGCTCCTGAGAAATACAGGAGGATATACGCTGGTACCGTAACGTCTTTCATTAGCGTTGATGATGCCAATGAAAAGGCTAAGAAGATACTGGAAGAAGAGGGCATGAAATGGGTTAATGAAAATACCAAATGCGAGCCTGTTGTTGATGAATGCAAATTTGATTTTTGAAAATGAGCAACGTAAAATTTAATCCGACAGAAGGTGAGAATGATAAACTGGTGTCGGTGTTTTCTGAAATAAATGAAGGTCTTGATACGACTTTGAATTACACTATTTCCGATGAAGGGAATAAGGCTAAGAAGAACATCGTCGTTAATCAAGTTGGTAAAAGGGAAAAGTTTTTATCGAAGAAAGGGGAGGAATCTGAGCCTTTTGTTTTGTCTGATGGTAATACTTTCAACGTTCTTAAAGAAGGTGCTTCAGGATCGGCATCCGCTTGGGCTGAGGATCAGCTTCCTCCAGAAGCCACAGAATCAGTTGGCGACAAAAGCCTTCTCCCTTCTTGGGATTTTTATCTTATAGACATGACTCAAAATACCGGAGACAAAGTGCGTCCGGTAGGAAAGCTTCGTAAGAATAATCTCCTTAGATTTGAAAACGGAGATTTTGCTCCTACGGTAGGTATAACCGAGGAAATGAGAGCCGAATGCGATGTGGAACTGTATTTGGATAACGGTCATAAAAATAAGTATTGTGATGCCGGAGCATTTGACGCTAAGGCTTTTTACGAAGAGTATGGTATTGGTCAAAAACTTTATAATGTATCAGGATCAGAGGTAAGGATTTTAAGACCTTGGGAGACTACTTCAAAGAATTATAGCATATTCTTAGGATGTAGCAAGAGCCTGTATGTAGCTGATAAAGTAGTTGGAAAAAGTGGAAAAATATGGTCTGGGGTGTACGACGCAGACACGGTCCCTATGCTGGACGGACTTGACCTGCGCCAGACGTGCCCTGTGCTGCCTCCCACAGCCTTATCTCCTGGACCGGTATGTACAGTAGACTCCAAGGCAAGATCTTTCTTTTTCTTGTATGAAGGAGAAACAAATTGTAAATCCGGAGCCGGATTTGGTAACGCCTGCACAATGTTTCTAAATGGAAGAACTTATCCGAGATGCAATGATGTAAATCAAATCAATATAGCTAAGTATTCGAGGGCTAATAACGTAGATCCTGAATCTTCTTATCCTTTTTCTGAAGGTGGTTTTTTGACCTTGAATGCCTATATCATATACCTTGAAATGCTGTACGGTACTAAATACTTGGTTAATCCAGATACTTTTGGGAGTGGGATATCGAGCAACAATGGAATAGGTAATGATGTTAATTATAGGAAATATGGAGGGGTAAAATATCGTAAAAAAGGAGAAGAGATCTGGTTGTATAGCGCATGGGCTACAAATTCTCCTATTATCCATTATGAACCTACTAAAAAAGCTCATTTCTCTTACCTCATAAATTTAGAGTATCCTAAAGAACAGTGCATGGAAAGTCAGATGGCGGCTTCTTTTGCATTTGAAACAGGCGTAGAAGAAGGATCAGAGTTTGATTTTTATGGAGGAAAATACTGGTATAAGAACGTCCAGGGAGCCAAGAGTATGGCTGAAGGTCATATGAATGTTATTGTGTTTAAGGAAATGACTGGTACCATATCGGCCTTAAACGAAAATGACGAACCAGCAGAATTTGATTTGGAAGTTATTTTAAGGATGTCTTTGCACGATGGTATGAATTTGTCTGGAGACGTCTTTAGGTATTGCGGAGGAGGATACGAACAGGTAGGAACTTGTTTAAATGATCCTAATGTCACTCGAATAGGTAATACTATTGATATTTATATAGAACCAGATCAAAAGAAATGGACATATGAGAAAAGGTCTACTATAAATAATGGTGAGGTTTTTGATTTTGAATCCAAATATAAGAAGATAGCAACTACCCAAAATTTAGGAGATGGTCATGTTTTACATCGTATCCCTTATACCGGATGGAAGGGTAAAAGGGGAGGAAATTATAATTCAGGAGAATGTTTTTATACATGGGACGACTGCTACTGGGCTTCATCTGTTGGTATAAAGTCCAGAGTGGCTGCTCGTTTCGGCGGTTATGCGACCTCTGGCGCTTGCTCGCCTCGTACTCTGACTGCGTTTTACGACGCTTCTACTAAGAATCGCACCCATTGCGGCCTTGCCCAGTTGTTATTAGACGTCAGTCAACCGCAGGTTTGATGGGTGCAACCCATTGATGGCGCAGCCATCATAAGCGCAGCGCTAAGGCGCAGCCTTATATACTATATCACGGCGCAGCCGTATCTTGTTAATATAATATTTTATAGCTACAAAACAAAAATTTAAAATATTTAATACAAATTGTTTTGTAGCTATAAAATATTATACATATATTTGCAATGTCATTAGACAACAGAGGTAGTTAACATTATAAACAATAAAAATCTATTCAATGAAATCCGTTAGTCTGCTAACAAGTCTTACATTGGGATCTGACCTCTGAAATAGCAAATAACGGTTGAGAAATAGGTTAAAAAGAATTGGCTGCTCGTTTCGGCGGTAATGCGAACAATGGCAATTGCTCGCCTCGTAATCTGAATGCGAATAACGCCGCTTCTAATACGAATCGCAACAATTGCGGCCTTGCCCTGTGTGGGCTAAAAAATTGGGTATATTCTTTTTAATCTTTCCCAGGAGTGGAGAATCAATAAAAGACAAGCGTATGAGGTTATATGATAAAAAATATGATAGAGATGCGCGACGGTCGTAAGCCCGTCATTAGCCCACAACTGAAATCAGTTTCAAACTATATAGATGTAAGTTTGGATGATATTAGAGAAGCATGCGAAGCAGCATTTAAAAACCATTCTAAAAAGAATGATGTTGTTAATTTTAATTCTGATTTTGATGGTAATTCGTTAAAATTGTATGAATGGTATTTAGATGGTACTTATGTTAGCAAAATCAAATATCGCAAACTTGTAAAAGAAAACAAGAATGGTAAGGTTCGTGAAATAAACAGCCCGGATCTTACCACCAGAATCTATCAGCATCTTGTTTTAGTAAAGTTAGGTCCTTTGTATTATGAGAAGGATAATATGAATGGTCTTAATTGTAAGCCTGGATTTGGCATAACAGCATCGTCTAAATCAAGGTCTCTTATTAAAAAGATGAAGCACGTTTATTATGATAGACTTGATTTGAAGTATTGTTTGGTTATAGATCAACGTAAATGTTATAACCATGTAAAAGACAAAGTGTTTAGAAAAGTACTTAAGAACTTTATTTCAAACAAAAAGTTTATAGATTTTGTAATAGACGTAAGTTTCGTATCTGGAGAGCTACCTATAGGAACCCCTACAAGCCCTTTCATTCATCATCTCCTTATGAAAGATTTTGATGATCTTGCAAAGAGAATAGCTCCTTTTTCATTGAGATATGCCGACGATAATTTCCTTGCTTTCTATACTAAGGAGGATGCTAATACTGCCAAATGGAGGATTAAGAATTATTGGTGGTATGAGCTTAAGATAAGATCTAAAAGGCATACTTGTATTATAACAGACATGGATAAACCTCTTGATTTTTGCGGGTATGTTTTCCACCGTAACAACAAAGGCGTATCCGAACACAATAAAGGTCATGTGAGAATAAGGAAGAGGGTAGCCAAAGACGCGAAGAAGTGTATTACAAATGAAAGCTGGTCTTCTTACTTCGGTCTTTTAAAACACTGTGACAGTTATTCATTAATGTCAAAAATAGAAAATATCATGAAATTACGAGATTTAACAAGCACGATTCGTATTGATAAGAAAATGGATGCGGACAACATCGATGTAAAGAACCTTGAAGGTATTGTATTTGATATCGTGAACTATGAAATACGAAGCAATAACAAGAATGAACCAAACTGGATAAAGTGCTTGATAGGTATTCCTGAAACCAATAAAGAAGGGATTCCTACCGGTAGGAAACTCGCAAGGGAATTTCATGGTAATTATCAAGGTATAGTAAATTTTATTTCAAAATGTGAACTTACTTATGGCAAAGATGCTATTCTCCCTATTACCGATGTAGAGATAGAAAACAGATGCGGATACGTTTTTAAAGGCAGCACTAACCGCTTGGAATACATTGATTGACTTCTTATTGTGATGGTGTGAATGAAAATTATTATCTTGCACCAAAAAAAGAAAGTCATGAATTGTAACACTTGTAAAGATGACAGACCTGATATTCTGAGATCTAATATCTGTATCGGGTCTGATCCGTGTAATGACTGTACGGACAATTGCGAAATTCTTCCAAAAGAATGCGATTGCCCGTATGGTCATTTAAGCGATCATTGCATTCATTATACAGGATGCAAGACATTCATATCCAAATTAACTCCAGGCATGCCTTATAATGAGGTTATGCATAATATAGAGCTGGTTTTTGAAAACATAGATAAGTTTTTGGATAGGATGGTTGAAGAAAATACGCTTTTAAAACAAAGAGTTGAAAAACTTGAAAAACAACTTCAAAATGGAAAAGAGTGCACAAATTGGTAAGGACTTAAGTGGTAAACACGTATATGTTCCACATGTGGACGAGACGCCGGTGCCATGCCCGGACGGATATACATGCACGAACTGCGTGTACTGCGCTGACGGCATCAACGCTGGCTACTTCAGTCTGGCTCAGAAATCTGATCTTACGGCTTTAATCAATGCAATGATATGCCGTATGGAACACCAGGATAGGGAAATAGAATTTTTAAAACAAAAAATAAATATTTTGAGTAACAATGGCAATAACAGGTAACGGTTGTTTTGGCAGTCATGGTGGGTGCGAACGCCCGCATCATTGCAATATTCCTTCTTCTAACATATTCTATGATGGAGAAACTATAGAAGAAGCTGGTTTGTATCATGGTATGCCTTTAGACGGAGCTTTAGCTAATTTAGCTAAATACGTTTCAAGGGCTATTAACGTAAGTGGATCTGTCAATACAGAAGTGTTTGACGGTACTTCTCATGTGGTTCTAAAGAAAGATCCGGCAGAGATTTTGCTTGTATCTTATTGCGGGGGTGTCGTACCTTCTGATATGTATAAAGTCCAGGGTCGTACTGTTAGGTTCTGCCGGGATATGTGTCAACAGGATGAACTTGCTGAAGTGAGGGTTGTGTACCGAGAAGAAGCAAATAGTTCTTATGGGTTCCATTGTTAATTTAGGAGGATAAGAAATGGCAGAAAAATGCAAAGGATTTATATGTGGGGGTAATCTCGTTGATGGCTCTGTGCCTTCTGATAAGTTAGATAAAGAAACCATTGTCGAGCTTATTAAAGAGATTCTGAAAGAGGAAATGCACGAATCTTGGCTTAAGGAAATAATAGAAACCATACTTAAGGAATCCATTGATTCGGATTGGCTTCGTGAGTTCTTTAAAGAGGTTCTTAAAAAATATGCTAAAGAGGAATGGTTTAAGGACATTATCTGTGGCTTAGGATGTGTAGGTGTACAAGAGATATTCGACGTTATTCCTACTGACATAACATTTGAAGCTACAGGAGGTACGGCTACGGTTCAGGTGGTTGTTGATGATGGAGTCGAATGGGAGCTGACACTTTAATGAAGGAGGGTTATTATGAGCAAAGAAAGAATATATAAGATGGATGATGGTTCTTGGCTTACCTCAGATAAGAAGGAAGGTGTCGGTCGTGATAAAATGAATTTCGATGCTCCATCTTGGAAGGGAAGGGAAGATAGGATCACTATCCGAATTGTGAAGAAGTCCGATACCGAAAGCATGAAAGCCATTACTTTCAAGCAAAAAGGTATTAAGATCACAGAAGTGTCGGTTAGTAGGCTGGAGTTCCCTATATCTGGTGGAGATAAGCAGATCCTTATTACTACCAACGCCGCTTCTATCAATGCCCTTATTACAGGAGATAGTGGTATAAAGGGTGTTATAAAGGCATTTACCACCGCTTCTGGTCTAAATATTGATGTCAATGATATTAGGCTTGATTATGGTTTCCCTGGTGATCCGGGTCTTGAAGACACGTTCCAGGTTTCGATGATTGTTTCCATGCCTGGCAATGAGGATGGGAATGAAGTTAATGAGAACATAACTATAAATGGTGTACTGATTCCTATTTATCAGCCTGGAAAGGTCGTTCCTTACATTAAATTGGATAAGGAATTTGAACAAATTGAGGGTGATGAAACAAGCACGCAGTTAAGTATAGAAAGTAATATAAAAGATTATGTTATTGAAATAGTTGAATGCGAGTCTGTGGATAAGGAGGAAATCTACCTGGACAAGGATGTTGTTGATCTTGATTCAGATGGATCACCGGAGGTAATCAACGTAAGTACAACTCCCGAAAATTTAAGATGGAGGATTAGCGAATGGAAGTAGGTAATTGTTGGGCGAACATAGATAAGAAAGAAGGCAGTCTTAACAGTAAGGTTAATATTTACTTTGATGAAAATGATACTGGTGCCAACAGAAGTGTCAAGATAAGGGTGTCTTCCAGGGATGGTAGCGTATCTGAAGAATGTACGGTAGTTCATAAAAAAAAAGAACAGGTAGTTTATAGAAATAAAAGGCAGTCGGCTCTTTTCACAAAAGAAGGATGTAATCCTGAGACAGAGAAAGGGGAAGAGCTTGAGTACGTTGTTGAGGCCGGAAAATACACGTCTATCATATCTCAGTCTGATGCTGATGACAAGGCTATGAGAGACATTGAGCAAAATGGTCAGAACTGGGTTAATGAGCATGGTCGTTGTATAACCATATTATGGTACAATGTCAAGAAATCAAAGTCGTTTAGAAAGAACGACTGCGATCCTGATACCGAAGAAGGAAGTTTGGTTACGATGACGATCGAAGCCGGGCAGTTCTCTTCTTCCATAAGCCAAGAGGATGCTGACCGTAAGGCTGAAGCCGAGTTGAATGCCAAAGGTCAAGACTATGCTAATTCTCATGGCACTTGCAATACCATAAAATGGTACAACGACAGGAAATCCAAAATGTTCCAAAAGACAGATTGTGAGGTAACTGAAGTTGGATCTATGGTAGAGTACGTTGTAGAAGCCGGCCGTTTCTCTTCTTCTGTTTCTAAGGAAGATGCTAATCAGAAGGCTTTGGAAGCCTTGGAAGCTGAAGGTCCAGGGTATGCTAATGAGCATGGCACCTGTGAAACCAATTTATGGTATAACATAGAGAAGTCGAAAGTATTTTATAAGAATGACTGCGAAGATGGGTTTATCGGAGCACCTTACACTTACACGGTAGAAGCCGGTAAATACACATCAGACGTAAGTCAAGAAGATGCTGATCAGAAAGCTCTTGATGATATAGAGAAAAATGGTCAGGATCAGGCAAACCTGAATGGAGAATGCGTTACTGATCCAAATTATTTCGTCGGAAAGGCTTCGGCTCGTGTTCAGAAAAATGATTGCGATGCTGAATCTCAGACCGGAAGCTTTGTCGATTTAACTGAAAAGGATCTTGCTGGATACCCGGATGCTTTTGTATCAAGGGAAAGCCAGGAGGCGGCTAACGCGCTCGCTCAGGCTGCTATGGAAGAACAGAAACAGGATCTTGCAAATAAGAAAGGCACTTGCATAGATAAAAACCAATTTGTTGGTGTATATAGCAAGGTATTCACAAAAGACAATTGCGACGGAGAAGGCGTAGGTTCGCAGGTAACAGTGGACCAAGATGATGTAATCGGTGGTCCTTTTACTTCATACGAAAGCCAGGAGGCGGCTAACGCGCTCGCTCAGGCTGCCGTCGAGCAGCAGGGCCAGGCCATAGCCAACCGGGACGGACATTGCACGTGGACTGGTAAATACAGTGAAGAATTTACTAAAAACGATTGTAATGAAGGTCAGGTAGGGTCTAAGATTACTGTAACCGAACAAGATGTTGTTGGTGCTCCTTTCACATCTACCGTGAGTCAAGATGATGCTAATAACAAGGCTAAAGCTGCTGTCAAAGAACAAGGACAGGCTATTGCTAACAGTAAGGGTAATTGTGAGAATATGACGGTCTATACCGGTCATTACAGCAAGAGATTCGTTCCTGAATGTGAAGCTTGCCATAAGGGTGTAGAAATGGAGGTTACGGCCGAAATGGTTAATGGTAGTCCTGTTACGTCTACAGAAAGCCAGGATGCGGCAGACGCAGAAGCTCGTAGGATCGTAGAAGAAGGAGGCCAGGCCTATGTTAATAAAAACGGCAACTGTACGCCACTTAGCACCGATCCTGTATGGGAAGACGTTGTTCCGGAAGAACTTAGATGTAATGAAGGTAAGTCTCAGAAAAAGCAACATGATACCAACGAATGTTCTGAAACCCACAATCAAGAACGTTGGGTAGATGGTGGGAACAAAGTTTGTAGCTGGACCGGTCATTACTCAGAAACGTTCCAAAAGAACGACTGTGAAATACCGGATTCAGGAACAGAAGTAGAGGTAAGTGAAGCTGATGTTGAAGGCAATCCTTTTACTTCTTTCGTAAGTCAAGAGGATGCTGATAATAAGGCTAAGGAAGCCGTTAAAGCTCAAGGGCAGGCTATTGCTAACCAAAAAGGTAAATGTAGGTTCGTAGGCGTATATAGCAAGCAGTTTACAAAAGACAATTGCGGATCATGTCAGCATGGCGTTCCGATGAGCGTAACACAAGACATGGTGGGTGGACCGTTCTATTCTAATGAAAGCCAGGAAGAGGCAGATAGGTTGGCTCAGGAAGCTGTAGAAGCCCAAGGTCAGGCTTACGCTAACAAGAACGGGACATGCGAAATGGACAACACCGATCCTGTATGGGAAGATTCGGAACCGCTCGAAACCAAATGTGAAGGTGGTAAATCTTATAAAAAACAGGTTAATACCAACGAATGTTATGGTGGAGAAAATGAACGTTGGGTAGAAGGTGGAGATAAGGTATGTACCTGGACCGGAACATATAGCAAGGAATTTACAAAACAGTGTGCTGACGGCGGTGTCGGATCTAAGGTTACCATAGATCAGGATGATGTAACCGGCGGTCCTTTTACGTCTACCGTAAGTCAGGAAGACGCAAATGGCAAGGCTCAGGCTGCCGTCGAACAGCAGGGTCAGGCTCTTGCTGACGCGCAGGGAACTTGTACTTGGACCGGTAAGGCAAGTAAGGTCTTCACCAGAAACAATTGCGGAAGCTGTCAGCATGGTTCGTCTGTTACCGTAACCCAGGACCAAGTAGGTGGTCCATTTACGTCCAATATCAGTCAAGCTGATGCTAATAAGAAGGCTCAAGATGCTGTAAATTCCCAAGGTCAGGCAGTAGCTAACAAAAACGGTGATTGCGTAGCTGATAGCACAACACCTTCTTGGTCTGATACCGGAAGCACCCGTTGCGACGGTTGTACGTCTCAGAAGCAACAACGTGACACCAATCCATGTTCTTCTTCTTACAACAACACAAGATGGGTTAATGGAGGTGGAGAATCTTGTACAGACTGGTCTTATTACGGAACAGGAGATTGCGTAGGTCATACTCAGTATAATGCTTATCGTGATAGCTGCTCTGGTAGCATAGATCGTCAATATTCTGTAAGTTGTAGGAATTGCTGTAATTGCGGATCTTACAGTTCTTGGCAAGAAAATGGATGTAAGAATGATCAAGTTAAATACGTTCGTTATGATGATTGTGGTAATGCCGACTACAAATACAAATATGAAGTTGGAAAATGCGGATATGCGCCATATGTCTTTGAGTTTGTAGATGGAACAACTGGTAAAGTATGGTCTGGATCAGGTGAAGCACAAACTATACAATATACTATTACAAGTACCAAAAGTGGATCGTATATTGGATATAGTGTGCAATCTAAGCCTGATTGGTGTTCTGTAGATTATAGAGACCATACATCTACGAGTATGCTTGCTAAAATTACTATGACAGCTAACTCTTCCTCTTCTTCTCGTTCCGGTACTATTACTTTCGTCCAAAATGAATCAGGGAAAACTGTTAACGTTAACATTACACAGGCTGTTGCTGCCACTTATGAGTTTAGTGCCAACCAAAGCACTTGGAATGCCGATGCAAATGGAGGTGCAAATAACTCATATTTATGTATTCAATTAAAAAGTAAAAAGAATGGAAGTAAGATAGGATACACTGTATCATCTAAGCCAAGTTGGGTTACAGAAGTTGCAGAAAAACCATCAGGAGTAAGTTGTCCTGTTTTGTCAGGTTATGATTATTCATTTGTAATAATCTCATCCGCAAACAGCTCTTCATCTTCCAGAAGTGGCACTGTGACATTGAAGCAAAATGAGTCTGGGAAGACTGTTAACATAACAGTCAACCAAGAAGGAAAGGCAGAGGCTAAACCTGTTCCGGCGCATATTACATTGAAAAACGGCTCTTGGGCTACATATAGGAGGGATAATGTTTCTTATAATCCTGGCGCCGGTAAGTGTATTGCCGGATTCGAATGGACTGGTGATGAAAATGGAAATATCCGAATCTACACCTGTGATATTAAGGTGGTGGATGCTGATTATCGTGAGATATCTGGAGCTACTATAAGCATCGGAACAACAACCCATAGAAAACAATCCGGAAGCTCTTGTTCGTATTTCGGGGCTGTAATGGGTGGTATATTGGCAGGATATGTTCATTCTGGAGATGAGAATGGAGATACTACATGGTATATACGAACTATAAACGTGTCTTACGAAGGCAAAGTGTATAAGACCGCTACTGTTAGGCAGTATGAAAAACAAAATATCTCCAAGAAAGGTGGTGTTTTCAATGTATATAATGAATCTCCTGCTTCTTACAACTTTATCGTAGATGGAGCTGAGTGTGGTGATGAAAATGGTACTTTGAAATACGCTTATTCTCAAATGGATCTTAATCCAGCATAATTAACAAGGGGAGGGAATTTAGTTCTCTCCCCTTGCTAATTATGCTGGATTATAATATTGTGTTTTAAGTATTGTCTATTAGAATAAAAATGATTAATATTGCACATCATTCAATTTTAAATTTTTAGTATCATGGCTTGTAAAAAGAAAGCTCGTCAGGGTGGTGAAGTCGATAAGAAAGACAAACCTAAAATGCGCCAAGGCGGTAGTGTTGGAGGCAAGATGAAAAGAAAGAAGACGAGCACTAAAAAGTGATTGAAAACCAGGGGAAGGTGCTGATCGCCTTCCCCATTTTAATAACATAACAACAACATATTATGAGCAACAAGTTTATTAGCAAAGGACAGAGGAATGTCTGTGTGACGTTTGTGAAGTATTATCCTGTGTTGATGCAGGTTATTATGTTAGCCAGCATTTTTGATGAGTTTTATCCTTTTAGTATCACTAATTGGCTGTATCCGATATTAGGTCATTCTCTATCATGAGACCTATTTCTCTTGGCTTTTTCAAGAATGTTCAGGTTTTGTATATGGCATAGGTTATTGATCTATAGCATGATTTTTAATATCTGTGTAGAATGGGTTACGGTTAATATTGAGATGCCTATTGAGCACAATATCGTAGTGTGGTCTGTTATGGCTGTTACTCTTCTGATAATCATTGCCTCTATTATTTTAAGATTTAAAAAGGGTTGCTTTAAAGAGGATGAAAGAAATTCTGACAGAGACGCTGCGTAAAAGCGGTGCGGCGGTATGCGATAAGATAAAGGAGATGTTTTTAAGCGGAGAATGCGATCATCTCACAGCCAACGATCTTGAGACATGGATGCAGCTTGCTAATCCGGCTAAGTACTATACCGGAGAAGAGGCTGTTTCTTATCTTAATGTAACTTCTAAAAGATTTTATGAATATCGGAAGGCGAAGTTAGTTCCTGATCCGGTTAAGATAAAGGGATTCCCTAAACCTTTATATACGAAAGTTATGTTGGATGAGGCTATAAAAACCATATCCGGCATGAGTGAAAGAGATATTTATATGGGGATCTTGAATGCTAAATCAAGAGAATCAAGAGCAAAAGAAAGGAGGGGAGCATGATCACTAATGGTGAATTTGTATCAAGAGTCGTAAACGGTATTCATGCCCTTGACAAAGATTCGCATGTTAGTCGGAGATGGATATTGAATATCGGTAGAACTAAAGCCGAATCTTATACAGCCCAGAGGTGGGATGATGGAACGTTACTTGGCGACCACCGGCTCCTAACTTACGTTACTTGCCTGGAGATGATTGAAGTTGATAAAATAGTTTGCTGCGATGCCGAATTTGCGTTGTGTAATACACTTATGCGGTCAAAGCATAAACTTCCAGGACTTCTTTATTCTGCCCTTAGACCGGCTATTACCAAGGTGACTAACGTAGATAACACCATATTTTTTAAGTTTGCTGAAATAAAGTCGTATCGTAATGAACAAAAAAGACCGTATGCTAAATACGTTAAAGAACGTCGTCCTTTTTATTATGTAGAAAACGACTATATTTATATACCGGATTTTCATATAGAGCTTATTAACGTAGAGTTCTTCACAACAAGAAGAAAGAAGGCGCTGGAGTTAATGGCTTGCGATCCTACACCTAAAGGGTGTGAGTCTGAATGGGAATACGAATTTATCTGCCCTGTTAAGTTAATTGAGTACGTAGTGGCAGAGACGATAAAGGAAGTAGCATTCAGGCTACAGATTCCTATCGATGAAAATCCGAATCTTGATTCCAATCAGAAAAGTCAAATTGTTCAGTGATTCTTTTTATTGGATACCCGGCCATAGCTATGTAGCCACGACCGGGTGTTTTTTTTTGTACTATTTCAATGCAAGAACAGGATTCCCCCATTTTCTTTTCCATTTATCTCCGAGGTAGCTTATCAAGGAATTGTAATCTTTAATAAAACCGTCATCAACAACAGAGGCTATGACGTTCTCTATGGCTATTATATCATTGAGCTCATCTTTACTGGCAGTGTTCCTTATCCCATCTTCGTGTTTATTAAAAACAATGAAATTAATAGCTTTAGCAACTCTTTTTATATTGTCTTTCAAGTCATTCTTGTTTGGAACTATTCTGCTTATTGCGCTGCACATCCTAACGTATGCATCACCGGCTTCATTCCGGTTTTCTATCAAGCCATCCGTGAGCCAAATGACAACCTCTGCGTAAATCTCTGGATCCATCTCTAATGCAATCATAACAAACAGATAGGGATTTACAAACCATCTCTGATTAACACCCTTGCCTTTTTTGTAAGCAAGATCTAATTTTGATAGATCCATTATATTGTTGATTATCAACCCATTATCATTGAGGTGGATATTTCTCCGCCTCAATAAATCCCTGTCGCTCAGCTTATTGACAAGTTCGAAGCATCTTTCGTTGAATGACATTGTAACCACTATGTCATTAACCTTTTTATCTTTTAGCCCTTTTTCTTTTCTCTTTTTATTCATGGCCGAAACGGCGTCTGTTATACACACATAACCGTCTTTAGACATAACAGAGACGTTCATTCCTAACAAAACTCGATCTTTTGATTGTAAAACAACATTCGATTTCATAACTTTACTACGTTTTTAAAATTAATACTTATAAGTCTACCTGTCCGTGAGGATCGGTAGACTTTGCAAACATAGAATAGTATTTCAAAGCAACAATACATTCTAATGTTAATTATCTGAAATGTATAATTTTAATTTTTGAATGATGAAAAGAACATCAATACAATCACCGTATTTTGTAGCCTACTACCATCGTCTTATGAAGAGAAAGAATGGTTTTAAGAAAGGCATGATAAGAGACAGGGGAGAGGTTTTAAGGTTGTTGTCTATTATATGGAAAACCGTATCAGAACATTATGTGGAAGCTGATGCCGGTGTTTACGTAGATAACGTAGGATACTTATGCCATGTACTTATACCGGGGCAGCGCTTTGCCGTCAGGCGGGACCTGGACATCGTGAGCAGGCTCGGCACCAACGGCTACCTCTACAACCACCTGGCTATGGATTTCGCAGACTCTAAAAGATATTACCATTTTGTAATACAAGATAGCTTGAAAAAGAAGTTAAGGGTTAAAATGAATAAAGGACGAAGATACCGATTTATGTATAATGAAATACTTGCTAAAAGAAGAGTGTTTAAAGATTTCCAGATTAAGAGAGTTTTCGAAGATCGAGAACTCAATCATAGGAACATGTAAAAAAATATAGCGATTACCCTTTATTGATATAGGTTAATCGCTATATTTGCATATCCGTCTACCTTCTCAGGCTGGCGGATATAAAAAGTAAAATTCCTATTATGGGAACAAATGTAAGCAATTTTCAAAACAATGCGAAGAACAGTAACATTATTTTGACGTCGGAATCCAACGAAATGGAATTTAGCAAAGAGGTTAAAACCGTATCATCTTTCAAAAATTCAGATTTTGGAGAGCTAAAAATTATTATTATTGACGAAGAACCGTATTTTATAGGATCTCCTATAGCTTCATTTTTAGGGTACACTAATCCGAGAAAAGCGATAAGGGATCACGTTGATGAAGATGATAGACTAATAATGAAAGTACCTGATACTCAAGGGTGGAACGAAACGTTCCGTCCCTACACTCCAAACACTAAAATACTGATAATCAATGAGTCTGGACTGTATAGCCTAATTTTTGGATCAAAGATGGATTTTGCTAAAAAATTCAAGAAATGGGTAACATCTGAAGTCCTACCCTCTATAAGAAAAACCGGTTCCTATTCTATAACACCGAAAGACTATCCATCTGCATTAAGAGCATTAGCTGATGAGATTGATGCTAAGAATAGAGCCATAGCCGAGAGAGCACAAGCAGAGGCGGAGAGACAGCAGGCGATTAAGACCATAGAAGAGCAGCGTCCCGATGTGGAGTTTGCAGAGTCATTTAAGAAGGTTGATCATGAAAATATGTGGCTAATCAGAGATGTGGCGAAGAAGCTTGAGCAGAATGGAATCATCATCGCCGAAAAGAATCTCCGTTTGTTTCTTGAGGAAGTCAAGTTCATGTTCAGGAATGGGCAGGGTAGATGGGAGCTATACAGTGATATTGTCAAAAATAAGTTTGGTGTTTACAGATCATATTTTGTTGACAAATATTCTGGGGAAAGAGTTAATCAGCAAACCATCTACATGACAGGAGCCGGATATGAGGCTACGCTTAAGGGGATAAAGGAAAAGTGTAGGAGCCTTTTCTTGAAGTATGGTAAGTTTGAAGATCCTAACTTTTGAAAATACAAAATAGGGTATTAGACAGATTATTTATATCTTTGTGGAGGTCAGGTTCGTTTCCTGTCCTCCATATTTTTTGTTATGACAGTCGAAGATTATATCATAGAGTTAAAATCGTCTTTAAGATCATTTGACAAGCGTGATCTGATAGATGAGGTGTCCATCTACAAATGGGTAGAAATTGCCCTGAAGAAGTTTGGAGGTGATATTACTATGCGCAAAGAAGCGGTAGTGGATGTCAAGCGAGGGCAGGCCCGTATGCCTGGTGATTACTTTGATCTTATTCTGGCTTTCAAATGCGATTTTAAAGGATATGAGGTGCCTGAAGGTGATAAGGTGATACCAGAGCTTCAAAATACAATAGCTTGGAAAGAACGTACCGAAAGAAGCTATAGATGGTGTTCGTGCAACGAATGTTGTAAAGAAGAATGCGAGAAGGTGATAGTTGAAAAATTTTATATCAATGTTCATGATCGCGATCATGAAGTTCGTTGCTATTATGACCGGCCGGTAATGTTAGGTCTTGCTAAGCCTATGCTTCGTGATTCTTGTTTAAGCAAATGCCGGAATAAGGTAATAAAGGATAGTCCGTATGAGATAAATATCGTAAACGGATTCCTGTATGCTAATTTCGATGGTCCTATTTATATGCAGTACCGGTCTCTTCCCTTTGACGGAGAATCTAATATAATTATACCAGACACGCCTCAAGGTCTGGTATTGGATTATGTAGATAATTTTGTAAAGATGAGATTCTTTGAGGAACTGATGTATAATGGAGAAGCACAAGGGGCTGCCGATTTGTTCAAGTTGTATGCACAGCAAGATTTGGTTAAGCTGAAAAATGCTAAGACCGAACTTAAGATGATGGGTATGACATTAAAAGGCATGTACGAACCTCTTAGGCGGCGCCGTGCTGAGTTTGAGATATATACTAAGGCGTATCCTATAATTGACAATATACTTAAATTGGTATGACGGAAGTAGTTCTATTTATATACTTGCTTGGTGTTATTGTATCTATGATTGTTTGGTCAATCAGGCAATTTAAAGGAGATGCGAGTTTGGTAGAGACAATGTACTGCCCAATAGTATTTTTGTCGAGTTGGATATACGTATTCGAAATATTAAAAAAATAAATAAGATGTTAGAAGTTAGTGCAAGCGAAATAGTAACTGCCGACAAAATGAGAGGCGTAGGACCGGCAAACATCATTTTCACAGCCGGACCTAATCCGGTAGCTGAAGATCGTAGAGGCGTAGCTAAGGTAACGGCTGGTGGAGAGAGTAAGAGTGTTACAATCACACAAGCTGCCGGAGAGCAGGTCGTTGTAATTCCTGAGTTCGATTATCTTGTTCTTAGATACGGATGGGAATCAGAAGACGGTTCTGATTTTGATACTGCAACTGGGTTCGCCAATACAGGCATCTCGGATGTAGATAATAAATACGTTGGATGGAGTAAGCAGTGGGCTACTACCCAACAACAGGTAGGTGATTACCTTATTTATGGTGGTGATAACATGCAGTCAGGACTCGAAGGGGCACTTATTAAGATGAAGACCTTGCTATCAGCGCCGGGCATGGACGAGTCGGAACCTAATATCAATGCCGATATCTATGGTAATTGGTATGGGAATAGAGGACGAGGAAATGTTGTTGTGTCTTTTACAGCCTACCTTGGAGGAGAGATGGTTAAACAAGGATTTAACTTCATTAACGAAGGTGGTGAAGAAGTTTACTCCGACAGCATCACTACCAACGTTTCGGCTCATGGTGAAACCAATTACCAAAATATAAAAGGTTTGTACACTAAGATGGGGACGATGGTCTACAATAAAGAAAAACGAGATTGTGTGATCGTAATAGGGTAATGGCATGGAAGATCTGTGGAGTAAATACGATAAGATAAAAGAAGTCTTCTATAGGGATTTCGTTTATGATTCCAGCTACACAGAGCAGGCCTCGTGCATCCCACTGTCGTCGGTGAAGAACGGGGCAGGCTGGGTCGGCGACGGAACCATTAACCTGGCCCAGTATCTTCAGCTTGTATATACGGAAATGATTCTTGGTTACAAGACAAAAGATGATGTTCGTAATGCCATACTGGTGCTTACCCGTCTTGCCGATACTACTTATGATCTATTTTTTAATAACAATAAAGGTATTTATTTCAAATTCGAAAAAGGATTTTTCTTAAGAGACGATATCCATAGCGAAGATGCAAGCAAATTCGGTCTTACCAAAATAAGTTCCGGGTACACTAATGGTATAGAGTTAAAAGACGAAGATCCATGCTTCTCTCCATTCACTTCGCAAGATCAGATCTGGAATCTGGCTCCTATATTAGCTTTCTTGTCAGAAAAAGGATTTGAAGGAGCCAGGCAAGTAGGATACGATATTTTTGAGTACGTTATTAGAAACGGGCACAAGATATACAATCCTTATTACAGTGCCTTGCTTCATCATTGGACATTCCTTCCTGATATGGATACCGATAAGGTCAAGCCGTGGGATAGGGTTAGCAACCGGAATAAGAATCTTAAATACAAAGTTAAGGTTAAGAGAGGGGCTAACAATTGGTACTTCTCTGGAGGGTTCAGATGGGCTTTTAAGAAGTTTGGAGGCGAGTGCAGTACATTCTGGCATTGCCTATGGTATAAACCATTTATATTCTTAGCAGATAGAGTATATCATCCATACATATGTAAATGGTTTGGTATTAAGGTTAAGAATAATTCTTACTATTGTCTTGGATCCACAAATGAAAAATCATGGTACGGCCCTAAATTCAGAAAGAGGTTGGTTAATAAGTTTAACAAGTCTTTGGAAGGGGGAGAGCTATTCATGCCTTATCTGGTTTTTCTTCATGGGTGTGAAGACGTTGATAGAAGCAGCTTAGAGTCCTACCTTAATAAATGGGAATGGGATGGAGTTAATTCTCCTATAAAGTTTTTAACTTTGTGCAATTGGTATAAAATTATTTTTTTTAGCAATGAAAATATACTATAAATCAAAAATAGCTAAGTTATTTACGTTCATTGACGGCTACAAAACAATTATGTTATTTGGAGCCGTATTTACCGAACGTGATGCTATATCACTGAAGGCCGAATATCATGAAGAGTCGCATTGTAATCAGTATCATACAATGTTTTGTTTTGGTATGTTCGTGTCTTTGCTTACAATAGGATTGTGTCTCTTATTCGGTAATGTAGGATGGTGGATGCTGTGGTTGTCTCTTATTCCGATATTTTTATACTATTCATGGTATTTAATTGAGTACCTGATTAGGTTGTGCATATATCGCGATCATGATAAGGCATATCATAATATCGTATTTGAAAGAGAAGCCTTCGACTTAGAAAAGTATTGGAATCGGCATGATGTTTTGAGGAAGGAGTCGGAAGGGTTTAGTTTCCTCGGTTATTATAGAAAGGAGTATCATTATGAGTAGGAGAAGATATTTTGAAGAACAGAGATCTGGTAATGGAGCTATTTATCATTGTGTAGAAACAGAAATCGATCCTGGAGATAGGATCAGGTTATTTAATTTAATGAATAAAATCAAATCCGATACAATTAGCCAGGATAAGATAAATAGCGTATTGAATCAACTTAGAGAAGGAACGGCCTTTAATATTCATACTCATAGTTCAGTTTCTTTTTCGTTTTCAAGCACCTCTGCCGGTCACGAACCAATGGTAATATGGATTAGATTTGACCCGTATCCTGCAAGTAAACAACAGGGTATTATATACAAGTTTCAGATAAATGACCAGAGGTACGTTTTTATGTTTTCTAATAGATACAATGGAATGAGAGATCTTATTAATAATGCAGATGAAGATGTTGATTGTATTACTTTTGCAACAGAGAGTAGTATATATCGCAATGATTCTTTTTATATATTTGCGTAAATTATGAGGAGGAGATTCGAATATAAAGACAGGGAGCTTGAAGACTTTCTTATAAGGTTTTATCCGGCTGGCAATTACACATGGATAGTTCCTGATGGCTGTTTTCTCGTAGACGTTTTTTTAGTTGGAGGCGGAGGCGGCGGTAGCTCTGCCGGCGGTGGAGGTGGTTATACCAAGACCTTCAAATCTGATAACAAAGGCTGGAAAGACGGAGAAGCTATTGCTGTAAAACCTGGTCAATCTATTTCTATAACAGTAGGAAAAGGAGGAGCACAAGTTTATCAAGCCGAACAAAATTCTCCTGGTAAAGATGGTGGTTATTCTCAATTTATGAGCTCGTCTTATAGAGCAAATGGAGGAAGGGGAGCTAATAAGCAGAGGGGAGGAGGTGGTGGTAGTGCCGGCGGTTCGTCATATACGCAAGATGGTGCTTCGGATGGTGGAGACACTAATGGAGAAGAGTATGGAGTAATCAAAGGTCAAGGTCATACTACCAGAGATTTTGGAGAATCCGGCGGTAAAAGAAATGCCGGTGGTGGAAGCGGAGAAACCAATACCGGAGTAGTATTCCAAGGGGGAATATCCGATTATAGTGAAGGATCTGGAACAGGAGGATCAACAAACGGATCTGGTAAAGGAGGAGGAGGTTATGGCGGCGGAGGAGGCGGCGTCAGATACTCTATGGTTTATGCCGGAGCCGGCGGTGATGGTACTGTGTTAATTAGGGG